GAAAACAATATTTGAAAGGAATATAAAAGAGGCTTTAATAATAGAACATGATTCTAGACTTAGAGACTATGAGCTATTTGAGAAAGAATGGGATTTAGATAAAAGAATAGATGTTAAGTTATTCGGTCAAGGTGCTTCTTGTTATAGGATAAGTCCAAGAGCAGCTGGATCTATTCGTAATTTTATACATTTAAATCCTGTAATAAACGGTGGTCCTATGGGATATATTGCTGACATGAAAGGTGATACACATCCTTATCAGGTCGAAAGAACGTTTGAAAAGCTTGGTGGAGAGATACATTTACCAGTAGAACACATCTACAATAGGGACAAAAAGAACACTATAGATAAATATAGTAATATACCAAAGAAATGGGCTAAACATTTCGAAAAACAACAAGAAACTGTTAGTCAAAAACGATGGGTTTTCGTAGGAGAAGAAAATGAGTGATGAAGAAAATAATATGGAGGTGGACGTGGAACAGCCTAATCCACTGAATAATATGATTGACTTTGTACAAAACGCAGAGTTTAATAAAGCCGGTAACATTTTTAGCGATCTTATAGGTCAAAAAGTTTCTGACGCTTTAGAACAAGAAAAAATTGGTATGGCCGCTAGTATGTGGGGCCAGGAAGAAATAGATGATGAAATTCCTCAAGAAGGCGATGACGATATCACAGACGAAGAACTCGAAGCGCTAGCAGCATCTGAACTCGAAACAGATGACGACGGCAATCCTGTTGAATACGAATTTGACAACGTTGATGTTAGTGACGACGAAGATGGCGAAGAGATCGGCGGATCCTAATAGCCTATATTTCAGATCATCTGAATGGGAAAAGCGCCAGCGCTGGTATTGGCAGCCAGTTCTTTATTTTAACACAAATCCTAAAAAACGTGTAGATTTTTGTATATCTGCAAAGAATGCATGCTCTACCGTTAAGGTATTTTATACTTGGAATATTAACAAAAATTTAGATACGTTGTATGATGACAAATATTATGAGTTTTATAAAGATTGGGCTAAGAAAAGGAATATACCGTTAGAAGATCTTGAGGTGGATCCAAAGGTTTTCGTAAATTATGGATTTCAAAATCATCATAACACTAGAAGAGATTGTAGGGTAAAACTTTGGAGAAACCAGAATACCGATATGAAAACTTTTTTTAGAACTCGATCCGTTAGATTTGCTATAAAAAGAGATCCTATTAAAAGATTCCTATCTTCATATACTCATACCCATCGAGCAACTGCTCCAGCATGGCATGGGGATCATGAATATTCTATTGATGATATGATAGAGCATTTAAAGGATGGGACATATTGGAACGAACATTTAGAAAGTCAGACGTTTTGGATGGGTGAACCTAGCTGGTATAATTACATCTATAGTATAGATGATACTAAAAAATGTTTACAACATATGGCCTCTATATTAGGAGAAAAAAAAGAAATACCGGATTTCCATTTTATGAAAAATCCTAATGAAAAACCGGCATTGACTAGAGATCAGATATCAAAAATTGAACAGTACTATATTGAAGATTACGAAAACGGTTGGTGTTATTAATCCATATAGGGGAGTTAGATGAAAACAGTTGATTATGAAAAAATGGCCTATGGCGCAGCTTTATTTTATCTCGGAGGTGATAGAGAACGGTTTATCGTCAGACACCCACAATTATGTCAATATATGAATGCTACGTTATTGAAGAATCTACATAAACTTCAATTTAAATTTATAGAAGAATATATGCAAAATCCTGGAACATATATTAATTTCGGGACTGGGGCTGGATTTTTGGAATTCGAAAGGCCTGATACTGATACAGTTGAGCATATGACCAGAGTGAAACATTTTAATTTTATGAGGGAATGGTTAAAGGTTAAAACGCCACTTCAGATGGCCTCAGTGACAGATGATACAGATAAATGGAAGCATACTATTGTTAAAAAATACGATTATGCCACTTGTATAAGATTTAGCCCAATCGAATTTGCGCAAAGTAATGAAGAATTAAATGGTTATTTGGAGAAAATATTTTCTGTAGCAGATAACATTATTATCCAAAATCTTGTACAGCCATCAAGAGCAGAACTTTGGATAGACAAATATGCCGTTGCAGGTAACGAGAATCAGACAATAACTTTTCAAATAAGTAAAAATAACTTTTTTTATAAATAGAATCGTAACAGTTATTACTTTCGGAGTACGCAACAAATGAAACTTATCACTGAATACACCGAAACAAATGTGCAGTGCTTAGTCGAGAAAAAAGAAGACGGGACTAAGAATTACACAATCGAGGGTGTATTTGCTCAGTCCGAAGGTAAAAACCGCAACGGAAGAATTTACCCTAAATCCGTAATGGAAGGAGCGGTAAACAAGTACGTTGATGAACAAGTTAAGACTAAGAGAGCAGTTGGAGAGCTAAATCATCCAGATGGCCCAACTGTTAACTTAGATAAAGTATCCCATCTAATTACTGACCTAAAAATGGAAGGTAATGACGTGATGGGTAAAGCACGCATCTTGGATACTCCTATGGGCCAAATTGTAAAAGGCCTACTTGAAGGCGGAGTTCAACTGGGTGTGTCGACTCGTGGTATGGGAAGCCTCGAGAATAGAAATGGTGTTATGTATGTCAAAGACGATTTCATGTTGAATACCGTCGACATCGTTCAAGATCCATCTGCCCCTAACGCTTTTGTTAATGGAATAATGGAAGGCGTAGACTGGGTCTGGAATAACGGCATTATCGAAGCTCGAGAAATTGAAAAAATGGAGACTGAAATTAAAAAGGCTCCACGTGCTGATCTCTATGAAGCTCAGGTGCGTGAGTTTAAGAATTTCCTCTCGTTGTTAAACCAAAAGTAAGGAGTCTAACATGACTGATCAATATGACCAGGATGTTGAGCTCGATGACGAGGAAGTCGTAGAAGCTCATGATCCGAAAAATGCTGAAGAGCAGTCTGTAGCTTCTGTTAAGTCTGCTGAAGGTGCTGGTAAAACAGCTCCAAAGCGTAAAGGTGATAAGTCCAACTCTCAGCCTATGGAAAAAGGCAAAGGTGGCGATCCTGAAAAGGCAACAGAAGATTATGATTTCTCTGATGATCTGGATGCCCTTATTTCTGAAGAGGCAACGCTCTCTGAAGGATTCAAAGGCAAAGCAGCAATCATCTTTGAAGCAGCAATCAACTCAAAAGTCTCTGAAGAGGTAGATCGCCTCGAAGAGCAATACGCAGCACAGCTTCAGGAAGAAACCAGCTCTTTCAAGGAAGATCTCGTCGAGAAAGTCGATGGATATCTAAACCTCGTAGTCGAGCAATGGATGGAAGACAACAAGTTGGCAATTCAGAACGGTCTCCGTACTGAAATCGCTGAAGGCTTCATGAACGAGCTTAAGGCAGTTTTTGAAGAGAACTATGTTGAAGTTCCTGATTCCAAAGTTGACCTCGTAGATGATCTTGCAGGTCAGGTCGAAGAACTTGGCGATAAGCTCGATGAGCAAACCAGCAAGATGATCGAAATGAAAGAAGAGCTTGAGCAATATAAGCGTTACGAAGTAATTCGTGAAGCTGCCCAAGGTCTCGCAGATACGGAAGTAGAAAAGCTTGTTAAGCTTTCTGACGACATTGATTTTGTTAGCGAAGAAGTTTTTGCTGACAAAGTTAAGACAATCAAAGAAGCTTATTTCAAGAAAAAATCTTCCGACACAATCGCTGAATCATTCGAAGAAGATACCGACGCATCTGATGACGTTGTAGAGGTACACGGATCGATGGCAGCATACGTAAACGCTCTCAAGAAAACAAACAAGTAAGGAGATCCTAAAATGGAATCTTATGATCGTTTGATTGAAAAATGGGCTCCAGTTCTCAATGAAGAATCTGCTGGATCCATTAAAGATCATCACAGGAAAGCAGTTACCGCTGCTGTTCTAGAAAACCAAGAACGCGCTCTCATGGAAGAGGGTCAACTCCACGAAGCTGCTCCTGGTAACGCTACCAGCTCAGCTGCTAACTGGAACCCAGTTCTTATCTCCCTCGTACGTCGTGCTATGCCAAACATGATGGCTTATGACGTATGCGGCGTTCAGCCAATGACCGGCCCAACCGGCTTGATCTTCGCAATGAAGTCACGCTATGGCGCAGGCGCAACTGGTTCAACGGAAGCTCTCTTCAACGAAGCAGATACCGCTTATTCCGGTGACTCTTCTAGCTCCAATGGTTCTTCTGGCGCATCTGGTCTTTCCGGTGTAACCGATACAGACGCAGACAGCACCATCGATGATCAACGCGTAACGTCGATCTTCGCTGGCGGTATGCCAACGGGAGACGCTGAAGGACTTGGTTCTTCAGGTGGTGGACCAGCTTCAACCTTCAACGAGATGGGCTTCACCATCGAAAAAGCAACCGTTACTGCAAAGTCACGTGCGCTGAAGGCTGAATACAGCTTAGAGTTGGCTCAGGACCTTAAAGCAATTCATGGTCTTGATGCCGAGACGGAACTCGCAAACATTCTCAGCACGGAAATCCTTGCTGAAATTAACCGCGAAGTTATCCGTACAATCAACTCACAAGCTAAAACCGGCGCATTGACCGCTAACGTTACTACACAAGGTATCTTCGATCTCAGCACCGACGCCGATGGCCGTTGGTCCGTAGAGAAGATCAAAGGCTTGATCGTACAGATCGAGCGTGAAGCTAACGTAATTGCTAAAGAAACCCGTCGCGGTAAAGGCAACTTCATCATCTGTTCTTCAGATGTTGCTTCTGCTCTTGCTGCTTCAGGCATGCTCGACTATGCTCCTGCTATGTCCACAAGCCTCAGCGTTGACGACACAGGCAACACATTCGCTGGTGTTCTTAATGGTCGTATGCGCGTCTACATTGACCCATATGCATCTGTTGATTACATCAACGTTGGCTACAAAGGCACAAACCCATATGACGCAGGCGTATTCTACTGCCCATACGTACTATTAACAATGGTTCGTGCAGTTGCGGAAGACACCTTCCAGCCAAAGATCGGCTTCAAGACACGCTACGGCATGGCTTCGAATCCTTTCGTTGGTGCTACACCTGCTGATGGTCTTGCAGCTGTTAAGACCAACCAATACTATCGCATCTTCCGTGTTGATAACCTATTGGTTTCTGCATAATAAAAAGAACAGGGTTTACCTGTCGGAAAGAGCGGCTTCGGCCGCTCTTTTTTTTGTATAAATATATCTGAAGGAGAGCTCCATGGTTGATAATACTACACTTCAGAATACTAACTTTTTACAACCTACGGGGTATAAAGTAGTAATCAATCGTAAGAAATTTGCAAATTTAGAATTTTTCGCACAAAGTATTTCACACCCAGATGTATCAATGGCTCCAGCGGTTACTCCGTTTCGCCAAGTTGATGCATTTCAACCTGGGGATAAATTAGAATATTCAGAATTAACTATAATGGCTATATTAGACGAAAGTATGTTTGTCTATCAAGAAGTTTTTAAATGGATGGAAGAATTAGTACAGACATCCCAAATTAGAGGTAATAGACTTCGTATCGATCCTGGTGACTCTCCTTTCTTCGATGTTACTGTATCGGTTTTAAATAGTTCAAATAACGTAGTAAGAAACATAGTCTATAAAGA